TTCTACTTATGCAAATAAGTTTTTAACGACAAGAGATAGAAGTGCTGGCGAGGTAATGAATGGCGAAAAGTTTTATATTACTTATTTCAATGCTAACTTATCAGCAGTAACGGCAACGATTCAAAAAATAAACGAGGATGGAAGCAATAGTGGAAGTTCATCAACTGGTGGAACGCTATCAAGTCTTTCATCTTTGCTTTTAGATTTAAGTCCTTATGCGATTAATACATATTTAGGAACTACATTTATTACGGCTTCAACTTACGGATATAAAGTAACGATTGGCTCAGATACAATGATAATGAAGCAAGTTTGTGCGCCAAGATTTACACCAGTTAATTTAGTATTTCAAAATCAGTTTGGAGGTTATGACACTTTCAGTTTTAGGTTAATTTCCCGCCAACAAAAGAATTTTAAAAGAACGACTTATCAGACTGCTGATTATCAAAGAAGCGGAACTTCGATGGCTTTTAAAAATAGTTCGGGAGTTCATTATGGTGGAGTTCAAGCATTAGCCACTCAAATAGATTGGAGTTACCTTGTAACAAGTGATTATATCTCAGCGACTGATTATGCTCTTGGTGCTGAATTGCTTGCTTCTAATGAAGTTTATTTGCACATCACGACTGGAGCAAATGAAGACTATTATCCTATCGTAATGAAAGACACAAATTATCAAGAGAAGGTTAGCACTTCGGATAAAATATTTAATTACCAATTGCAATTTGATTTAGGGCAAAAACAATATAGCCAATTTAGATAATGATAACCGAAATAATAATTGAACAACAAAGGCTCGATTTATTTGAAGATATAGGGGCAGAACTAAACTATGCAATCGATGACATTAAAGACTTTTCAGCGAGGAACTCTAATTATTCAAAAACGATTAACGTACCTGGTAACGCAAATAATAATAAAGTTTTTGGTCATATCTATAATTTTACCAGTGGTAATAATTACGGTATTAGTGACCCTACTGCAACAAATGTTGGCTATAATTTTGACCCGACCAAGCAAGCAAATTGTCAGATATTTGTCAATAAGATTCAAGTTTTTAAGGGAGTTCTTCGCCTTTTGGAGATAACTATTCAAAACGGAGTTATCGAATACCAATGCGCAGTATTTGGGGAGTTAGGTGGTTTTGCCTCCGCAATAAGTAATTCATTAATTGAGGATATGGATAACTTTAATGTCTATGACCAAAAATGGAATGAAACAAATGTAGTAAATTCTTGGGATGCTTCAGGTGTGGCAAGTGGAGTCGGAATCGTTTATCCATTAATTGATTATGGATTATGTAGACATCCAGCAAATTTATCAGGACACGATTGGCATTTAAATGCTTTTAGACCAGCATTTTTTGTCCATGAAATAATGGACAAGATAATTATAAATTCAAGTTATACTTATACATCTGCTTTTTTTGATACTCCATATTTTAAGAGTTTAATTATTCCTAATAACAAAGCAAATCTTGAGCAGTTAACTAAGGATTTATTGCTTTTAGAATCAACGGTTTGTGTTGAAAGTGGTAGTGATGTCGGTAAAACTGATAATATCACATTTAATTTAAATCAAAACTTAGTTTTATTTACAACGGCTGATTATAAAACTTATACTTTTGAAGGCACAACTGGAACGCTTGGTAAATTAAAGCTATATGGATGGCTAACATTATCGAGTCCAGGTACATTTACAATAAATGTAAAGCAATCAGGAACGACAATAATTACTGAATCATTTACTCAAGGAGTCGAATTTCAAAATATACCTATTGATTGGATTATTGATGTATCATTAAATAATTTAGATACGATAGTAGTCCAAGCCATTTTTTATACGGGTGTTTCATATTCTACTTTATGTCCTATTGATTTAAAATTAGAATTTGAAGCAGACTTTGCTCAATCTGCTAATGCTCAATATGATAAATTAATAACGATGAAGCATTGTTTGCCGAAAGGTATTCAGCAAAAAGATTTCTTTGCTTCCATTTGTCGTATGTTTAATTTATATGTTTATGAAGACCCACAAAAAACAACTCATTTATTGATTGAGCCTTACATAGAATTTTATCGTAAAGGTGCTGGATTTTTAAAAGTAAACGATGTAGGCGAATTATTATTGCACGGTGAAACGGGAGATACTACGGGATTACTTTTATTATCTGACCCAATTGCCGATTCTATTGATTGGTCGAATAAGGTCGATTATTCAAAAGAGATTTCGATTAAGCCAATGTCGGAATTAAATGCTCGATATTATGACTTTGTTTATACCGAAGATGATGATTATTATAACGAGACTTATAATAAGAAATACAACGAATCTTATGGTGATAGGAAAGAAGATACTGGCTATCAATTTGCTGAAGATAGAACTGAAGTAAAAGTTATTTTTAGTCCAAGTATTATTACAAAAGATAGTAGTGACACTAAATTAAGAGCCAATTTATTCAAAGAAACAAACGGATTGATTGAAAGAAAGGATAATAATATTCGTATTATGTTCTTTAAAAAATCAACTACATCTTCTTGGGCAATAAAAAAAGAATCTTCTACTGGGGAAGGTAATTTAAGAACTGGATTAACATCTTTTGGTTATGCTGGGCATTTAGATGACCCAATTATTCCAACGGTAGATATTAATTACGGTGCGCCAAAGGAGGTTTATTTTAGTTTAACAAATCCATATCCAACGGCTAATTTGTTCAATGCTTGGTGGGATGAATATTTAGCTGAAATAATAAACAAAGATAGTAAGCTATTAAGTTGCTATTTATATTTGACCGTTCAGGATATTAATTCACTTGACTTTGCTCAACTGATTTATATTGATGGCGCATTATGGAGGTTAAATAAAGTAGTTGATTTTAATCCAAGCATTCCCCAAACAACCAAATGTGAATTGTTAAGAGTAATTGAATTATTTTATTAAAATTAAGAGATGGCTGAAAACGCAAAGGTTGGTATTGATTTAGTTGCAGACACACGAAGTTTAAGGTCGCAATTAAGAGAATCCGTACAAGAATTAGCAAGGTTACAAAATACTGCTGGCGCATCTGCTAAGGAAATAGCGAATGCAGCTAAAAGAGCCGCTGAATTAAAAGACCGTATTGGAGATGCCAAAGCGACCATTGATGCGTTTAATCCTGATGCTAAATTTAAAGCATTTGGGCAATCTATTCAAGGAGTTGCGGGCGCATTTGCTGGAGCGCAAGGTGCATTAGCTTTATTCGGAGTTGAATCTGAGAACGTTCAAAAGCAACTACTTAAGGTACAAGGTGCATTAGCATTTTCTGAAGGCTTAAATACTATCTTAGGCTCAATAGATGGGTTTAAAAACTTAGCATTAGTAATTAAAACTCAAGTTTTACAAGCATTTACCACGTTAAGAGGTGCATTAATTGCATCGGGAATTGGCGCATTAGCGATTGGATTAGGTTTATTGATTGCAAACTTTGACAAAGTAAGGGATGCAATACTAAAATTAATACCTGGATTATCTGGATTAGGAGATACAATAGGAAAAATAGTGGATAAAGTTACCGATTTTATTGGTATCACTTCTGAATCAGATAGGGCGCTTGAATTATTTACTAAAAATTCCAAAAGTCGTAAAGAGCAATATGAAAGAGAATTAAAAGCACTTGAATCGCAAGGTGTAGAAGAAGGAAAATTATCTAAATTAAGAAAGCAAATAGTTCAAGAAGATTTAAATGTTTTAGAAGTAAAAAAGAAAAATGGCAAAAAATTAAAAGATGAAGAAATAAAACAAGAAAAAGATTTAAAAAATGAGTTAGTTGTTATTGAAGGGAATTATAAAAAATCCGTTTTAGCCACACAAAAGAAAGGCGATGATGAGTATTTAAAAAAGCAAGCTGAACGAATTGATAAAGAATTAGCTAATGAATTATCAAGAATTACAAGAATAAATGAACTTGCGGAAGCTGGCTTATCTGAAGAAGATAAAAAGATTGTCAAAATTAAGCAACAACTCGAAACCGATTTATCGCTATTTTCTGATAATGAAAGATTAAAAGTATTCTTAACAAAAAAAGCAAATGATGAAATTGACCAAATTAAAAGAGACTCAAGTAAAGTCGAGGTTAAGGAATTAAAAGATGTTAAAAATATATTTGATGTAATTCAAAATAATAAGCCTAAAGTTCTTGCATTAGTAAATAATGCAATGGATAAATCTATAAAAGAAAATTCAAAGTTTGAAATAGAACTTGAAAGAAGAAAACAAGATGAAAAATTAGGTATAGTTAGTAATGCTTTACGTACTGGAATGCAATTAGCTGGAGAGGGAACGGTTGCTGGAAAAGCATTAGGTATTGCAGATGCTACTATTAATACTTATGTCGGAGCATCAAGAGCATTAAAAGATTACCCAGCGCCATTTAACTTTATTGCAGCGGCAGCGACAATCGCACAAGGTTTATTAACTGTAAATTCAATTATTAATACTCCATTACCAAGTATGCCTGGAGTTAGCGATACAAGTGGAGGCGGAGGCGGAGCAAGATTATCGGCAGCGCCAGTACCTCCAAGTTTTACCCCTAACGCTCCGACTGCTTTAGATGCAACTTCTTTAAATGCAATTGGAAATGTGGCGGCACGGGCATACGTTGTCGAGTCAGATATTACGGGAAGTCAAAAAAGAATAAGGAGAATCGAAAACTCTGCAAGAATTTAAAAACAAATAATATGAAATTACCAATTTATCAATTAGAAATAAGCGAGGATTTAAATGACGATGTTGAAGTTGACTTCGTTGCTTTGGTGGATAGACCAGCAATCGAAAGGGATTTCTTAAAGTTTAAAGAAGACAAGGCTAAATTCGTTATTCAATCAGAAGATAGAAGAATTGTTTCAGGCGCTTTGATGTTGGCCGATACTCCTATTTATCGTAACGACCAAAATGGCGAGTATTACGTTACGTTTACTAAGGATACAATTGAGAAGATAGCACAAAAGTTCTTTAAGAAAGGTTATCAGTCAAACGTAAACTTAATGCACGATGAGGCTTTAGCAGTTGAAGGGGTAACGATGTATGAATCTTTTATCGTTGATTCATCACGGGGAGTAATGGCAATGAAAGGATTTGAGGATGCACCTGAAGGCTCTTGGTTTGGTAGTTTTAAAGTAGAAAACGAATCGGTTTGGAATAAGATTAAATCGGGCGAATTTAAAGGATTTAGTGTTGAAGGCATATTTAATTACAAGAAAGAAAAGCAACCGATGAGCGTTGAAGAATCGCTATGGTCTGAGATATGTTCGATTTTAGAACAAGTAGATTTTGGTGGGCCTGGTAGTGGTAGAAGGCCAGAAGGTGGATCAGAAAAAGAATCAAAGGGTACTGGTAGAATGCCGAAAGTGGCAATCGTAAAACCAGGCGATCCGAGAATTTCATCATTAAGAGAAGGCGCTAAAGCTTCATCCTCGGAAGTAGATAAAGTAGGAAAAGACTATGCTGAAAAATTAGGTGGTGTTGTAACTCCAATAAATTTAAAATCAGAAGATAGTATTTTAAGAAAAGTAAATGATGAAGAAGGCGGTAAAGTAGATGCAATAAAAGATGCAGTCAGAAATACGGTAGTAATTGACTCCAATAATATAGAATCTGCAAGAAGTTTAATTGCTTCTGATCCAAGATTTAGTGCAGAGAATGGAGGTAGAATAAAAATTCAACAAGGAGATCAATATTTTGGATATTCAGGAACTATTGCCAATTTTAAAACTGAAAATGGAACAATTGCAGAAATGCAAATAAATACTCCAGCTATGATTTACGCTAAAGAAAAAGAATCAAGCGCAAGATCAGTTTTAGGAGATAAAAAATATAATGAAATTGCAAGTAAAACGGGATTGCCTGGAGGCCAAGGCCATAAGCTTTATGAAGAAATAAGATTATTAAACGCAGAGCGCCCAACGGTAGCAAATGCTAAAAAACTTGAAGACCTTAAATCTCAGTCAATAAATTACTATAAAAACTTTTCTTTTTAAATAAAATTTTATATATTGTAGATATGAGTGACTTAACAAATTTAATAGAACGCTTAAATAGCGAACCAGTTTTTATGCTTTTAGAAAGCGAAGAATTGGTAATTAAAAGTCTTCCACAAAATGCTAATCTTATAGCTAAAAGAAAAGGCGGTGCAGAATACAACTTAGCATTCAACACCGACTTAGCAATGGAGACAATTTATCAAGGTGGGAAAGAGATCAGCGAGGCTGAATATAAAAGTTATTAATCAGTTTTAAAAAACTTTTTAATTTCTTCAATTAAATCATTATATTTTTTATCGAGCAAAATCCTAATAAATAATGGGTTTTGCTCTTTGTATTTAGCTAACTTTCTATTGTTGCCATCCTTAATACTTTCTAAAATATTTGAGTATCTATCACATAGTTTTATAAAAATTGCTAAATCATCCAGGGCAATTTTATTAAAATACTTTTCCAAGTTAGATTCGTTCTTAGTAAGTAATTTTACTATTAATAAAATCCTTGGATTTAAGGCTCTTAAAATTTCATCTTGGGTACATAGTGTATCTTCAAGGATATCATGTAAATAAGCGGCACAAATAGCCTCTTCTTTTAAATTCTCAGGAATCATGTAGCTATATAATTTTACTAATTCTACAACTGATTCCAAATGATAAGAATATTCATGTAACCCATATTTTTGATTTTCATGATAAGCGAAAGCCAGTTGCCTGGCTCTCTGAATTAATTGACTTTCCATATTTTCATTTTTAAGCATACCAACTGCAATAAACTCCACGCTCTTCATTTTCATACTTTTTAATAATTCCGTGGCTACTTTTTAAATAATAACTGGGATTTCCATTACTAACCCAAGCGCTGACATTTTTTCTGATTGGTTTCCCGTAGAAACTATTTTTAACTGGAGCAGTTAATCCAGCCATGCTACTATAACCCTCACTTGGAATCATCTTTCCGTTAATCGGTTGAAGTAACACACTTTTATTTTTTACTTCGATTACCTGGTAGAAGTCAATATTAGTCTGATCATATCCCCAACTATCATACATAACATCTCCAACGCAGTAAGGATTATTTTCAAGCGCTCTTTTTTTCTCTTCTCTTCTTGCAACTTCATGAGCCTTAATTTCTAACCGACGTGCTAAATCTTTGTCAAGCCAAGCCATCATTTGATCAACACTACTGAATCGATAATTGAAAATTGGTTTTGCATAAATGCTTTTTCCTCTTAAGTTTCGGCCAAAAGCACTTTTAGTTTCTAAGTTAATCTCAAGACCGACATTAACACTGGCATAATTACTGATTAAATTTTTCATAATGATTGAGTTTAAGTTTATTAATTAATGTGACCGTTTTGTTGAATTTGATTGTTGACAATTAATTGAACAAGCAATGCGAAAATTAAAACTAAATAGATCATTTTTTTAAAGGTTTAAGTTGATAACTGATTACTGAATAAAAGTACGAATAAATTTTAAATAATAAAACTTTTTTTAATTTTATTTTTATTGGGCTAAATATTAATTAGCCCAATAATTTCTTCTTCTGATTTTCCATTATTCAATGCCTCAAAAATAATTTTGAGATTTTCAACGGCATAAAATTTGTGAATAAAAGCAAGACTCTTTTTTTGATTTCCTCGACTTTCAACCATTGCAAAAGCATAGGCATTTGCCATACTTGGCTCAAGCCAGTTTAATAATTTGATCTGACTTTCATTAAGTCCATTACGATCTTGGCGATTTGCATTATAAAAAACATTGTAAGCCGCACCGTAGGCAAGTTCTTTTTTTAAAGCATTCATATTTTTAAAGGTTTAAATAGTAGCACACTGACTACATATCAAAGATACAAATAATTATTAAATAAAAAAACTTTATTTAATTTTATTTTTATAAAGGATAAACTTTTTTTTAAACTCTATTTATAATCAAACAATAGTAAAACAATTTATGAACGTTTCAGAAGCAATTGAAAAAATTAAAGTTATGTTAGCGGATAATTCCGTTCAACAAACTGAAGAAATTGCACCTGAGCCAGCGACTCAATTGGTATTCGAAACTTACGACCTAAAAGATGGTTCTAAAATCGATTTATCAAGTTTAGAGATTGGCGCAGATGCTATGCTTGTTGACGATTCAGGTAACTCAGTTTCTGCTCCCGATGGCGAGTATGAATTAGCTGATGGTACTATGATGACCGTTGTTGGCGGAAAGGTTGAAGGAATTGAAACTCCTCAAGCCGAAGCACCAACTTCAGAAGAAGCTCCTATGGAAATGGAAGTGGATTCTCAATTTGATGAAATGAATGCTACTATCACTTACTTGCAAGCCGAGAATGAGGCATTAAAAAGCAAGTTAGGAGAATTAGAAAGCAAGTTTAATCAAGGATTTAGTGAAATGTTAAGCGTATTGGAAGGATTTTCTAAGACTCCAGTTGCTGACCCTATCCAAAATCCAAAAAACAATTTTAGAATCGTTGAGCCAAAGGCTGACAAGATAGAGCGATTCTTGGAAAGAGTAAAAACTTTAAATTAAAAATTTTAAAAAAGAAAAATTATGGCATTTGTTGTAAGTACATTAACGGATTACGCCAAAGAAAACGAAGCATTATTAGTAACATCTTCAGTTCTTGGCTCTAAGACTGCTACTTTGATTAAATCTCAAGGAAACGTTTTAGTTGGAGTAAAATCTTCTGAGAAAATTGGTATCATGGATACTGATGCTTTCTTTCAAGACGATAGCGATTGCGGTTTCAACGCATCAGGTACAACTACTTTCACTCAGCGTAGTGTAACGGTTGGTAAAATTAAAGTACAAGAGGCGCTTTGTCCAAAAGGATTAGAGTCTAAGTATTTACAAAAAGCATTATCGGCTGGTTCTATGTATGATTCAATCGCATTTGCAGCCGATTATACTTCTAAGAAAGCAGCAAGAATTGCTTCTCAATTAGAAACTGCGATTTGGACTGGAGATACTGCATCTGCAAATGGTAACTTAAATAAGTTTGATGGTTTTGCTAAGTTAGTTGCTGCCGCTTCGGCTTCAGTTATCCACGCAAATACAACTACTTATTACGGAACTGCTTTGGCTGCTTCCGCTGGTATTACAAGTGGTGTAGTTGTTGCGGTTTTGGATGCAGTTTACAAGGCTATCCCAGCTTCAATCGTTGATAAGGATGACGTTGCAATATTTGTAGGAAACGATGTATTCCGTACTTACACTATCGCATTAAAAAATTCAAATTTATTCAACTATACTTTTGATGGTCAAGCTACTGGAGAATTAACTTTGCCAGGAACTACTATCAAGGTTATTGCAGTTCAAGGATTGAACGGAACTTCTAAGATATATGCTGGTCGTATTTCTAACTTGTTCATCGGTACTGACTTGTTGAACGAAGAAGAGCAATTTGAATTGTTACACGACCCTTATGCAATGAACATCAAGTTCATGGCAGCATTTAAGTTTGGTGTAAACTTCGCTTTTGCGGATGAATTAGTTGATTTCATCTTAGCTTAATAATCTTACAAATAAGTTCGGGGAGTATCGCTTGGATGCGACTCCCCTAATTTTAACACTTTAAAGAAAAATAATTATGCCGTGTGCTTTAACTCAAGGATATTCTTTAGATTGTCGTGACTCATTAGGTGGAATAACAGAAGTGTATTTTATCGAAAAAGCAAATGTAACCATTACTGCTCCTACTTCAGGTTCAATTACTGCGATTACGAAAGTAGCTGGCAAAAGATTCTATAAATATGAATTAGTTCCTGGTACTGCTTCTTTGACTGAAAACATTAATGCTAATGTCCAAAATGGAACGGTTTTCTATGCTCAAGAATTATCAATAGTCCTTAACAAGTTGCAAACCTCAACGAGAAATGAGATTCTTTTACTTGCTCAAAATAATTTAGTAGCAGTTGTAAAAGATAATAATGACCAAACTTTCTTGCTTGGTTACCTTTATGGTTTAAATTTAACGGGTGGTAATGGTGCTACTGGTACGGCTCAAGGAGACCGTTCAGGTTATACTTTAACTTTCTCTGCATCAGAGAAACAATTAGCACCATCAGTACAATCAGGAGTATTTGCTGCATTGACTACTCCAGGCGCTTAAAGATAGTCGTTTGGTTGACGGGTAAGGGGGGAGCAGATGCTTCCCCTTTTTTTATATAAGAAATTTTGTTAATGCTATTTATATTTGATGATACATTTAATCAAAGGTCAGGTCAATAAAATAATATTAACATTAAGCGAAAAGGCAACTTTGACATCGCCTAATTATCTATTCTATTTTAAGTCAAGAAATACAAACGAAACGGTGGCATTTGTGATTTTAAACAATGCTGATCTATCGACTTACCCTGA